CACAGTTTCGTTTTATGACAACAAGAACCCGTTCAAGAACAACTCAAGTTAATAGTCCTACAGCAGTGCTATGTGTCGACCAATACCGCGATCGTTGGGGAACCTACGATAGCGGCTGGGTCAACACTGGCAGTGCTGGTTGGGCATATATGCCTGAGTGGTTCGTAAACAACACAGAATCCATTACGGATGAACTGAAGACTGATATGAAGGGTATCAATGAAGTTACCCACATATCAGAGTCAGTGACTCCAATGGAAGCTGTGAAGTACGATCGGTATGTGTATCCCGCGGACCTTACTTACTTCGCGTCCACCACATGGGGTTATTACCGCATGGGGTGTCCGTGGAGGAAGAGGTTACGCGCGTACGCATGTAGTGCGTTAAATGGCCTTGCTCCGGATGACTCGCAGCTCTTTAGAGATGCTGCTAGTTTACGTGCTGGCCCGCACAGTTCTGTTGCGAACTTGCCCGATAGACTCGGGGAGGTTCCGTCTAGAATCGTACGAAAACTTGAGGGTTTTCACTCTTCCACATTTATATGGGAAGCTCGTGAACTACCTGAATTGTTTCGTATGTTTCATAAACGCGGAATGCTGTATGAGCTAATGCTATCCTTGGCCCACTTGCCTTTCGAGGCAAGGAGGAGTAGGATGCGTAGCTTATGCAGCTCGCAGCTCGGAATCCAATATGGTTTGATGCCTACGGTATCAGACATAAGAGTTCTTAGTAAAGAAATCGCGAAAGCGAGGACTAGAACAGAACTCGGATCCGTGTCCATAAGACAGATCGCGACAGCTACTAGTGGTCAGAACGCAGCTCTGTTTGGCAGCGATGCCAAATGGGACTATGTTCATTACAACTGTAACTGCACGCAAACCCGTGTCGATGGTTGTCGTTATGAATTCTCTCGGCCCTTTAATGCGGTCGAGGATTTCTCGCGACGATTCATCGGTATTAACGGTGCTGGATTGCTCTGGGAAGTCGTGCCGTTCTCATTCGTCATCGATTGGTTTATCCATATCGATGATGTACTTGATACGTTATGGCTTAACAGCGCACCTGGCATCAAAACGCAGTTTTGGTCATCGACCAAAACTGAAAACATGAGACGGTGGACAATGCGTAATCGCGAATCGGACACTGAAATCTTTAATCTGAGCCCCAATCCTGGGGAGCTGACTATTGATTTCAAGCCGATAAGTGACGGCATTGACCTGTCTCATAAATGGACGCGATATAATCGCATCCGAAGGGATAATCCAGTTCCCTTGGACTCACTGCGACTGACCTTGCCGGGCATACGTAATGTATACAACCTGGCACTGATCGCAGCTGGACTCATGAGGTAGAGTGTTTACCTCGCAAGAACATATGAATGACACCCTGACTATCAAGAAGCTCACTTCGAGTGGGCTCACAGCAGAGGATTTCGACGCGGGTAACTCCTTCGCTCGAGTCCATTCCGGCAAAACGGGTACTTACTTGCGTAAGTACACGAATAGCCCGGCTTCCGGCGATATCGTCTCTGAAACCCTTCGCATTGCCCACCAATCGCGGGACGGCTCCTCAGCCGTCCAGCGTACAGTGGTTGCGAACGATTACGAGATTACTCGTCGGCAAGCAGGTGTGGGCGGTACCTTTACCGTCCCCACTGGGATCCTCGACAAGGGAAAAGCGGCATTTCAGTTTGATCTGCCACGTTCCGTGTCGTACGCCGAATTCGAGGCCTACACGCTTCGTATTATTGGTTTCCTTACGGAAAACAATTGTGCGAACTTGCAGGCTCTCTACAACGGCGAGTATTAATCCAATGCTGTAGGGTGTTGTCTCATTAATCCGGTATATCCGGACCGTCACAAACCATATATATGGAAAGCAACTATAATATTATATTCCGCCACCTGTGTCGGGATCTCCGTGTAAACGAGGCATCTTACGATGCTACGAAGTTCGACGCCATGCGGCGTTCGTTCTTGCAACTCACGGATCTGATCGGAGGTTGTTCCTCGCGTGCCTGTGCGCTGGATTTGCTTGCGGGTTTCCCCGAGTACGAAGCAACTCTTTTAGAGTTGACTACTACATTCGGGCCCCGTTTAGCACTACCTAGTACACAAGACCCTGTAGATTACCGAAAGGCAATCGGGATCTGGGCACGAGACGTTAACCAGTTGTTAGCGTTCGGTCTGAGACAACATGTACAGTTATCACAGTCAAATAAGGAACGTTATGTCGAGAACTTCATCAAAAACGAAGAAGATTGCGCTAAGTACCGTGTTAGTCAGCGTTCTGCTGCTAGCCGGCTTGCGAAATCCCTCGTACGTCGAGCCTGTTCTGAACTCGATCTCTCCGCTGCTGCTATTGCAGCAAACGGGAGACACGGGCCAGGAGCAGTCTTCGACGGTGAAGAAGGACTAGATAAAAATATCTTCGTCCCTCCACCAGCACGTCAGTTAGCAAAATCGTACAGCGATGAGTTCTTCTTTTCGAATGAACTCCTCGCGTACGAATGCGAACTGCGGGATGGTCCTCGTAGTCCTCGAAAGGACTACAACGAGAGCCGACTAGTACTGGTGCCCAAAGACTACAAAGGTCCGCGGGGTGTATTCGTGTCGAGCAAAGAAGCAATGTTTTGCCAACTAGCTCAACGCGACGCACTCGTTAAGGCCTTCAAGGGTTCTTGGGTAAGTACTTGTTACGACGGCTCTGATCAGACTCTCTCTCACGAGTGTGTCTGCTCTGGAGTTGTTGCTAGCGGCGATCCGTGTGTTACGCTGGATCTTAAAGATGCCAGCGATCGGATTCCGCTATCTCTTGTTGCGTATCTGTTCCATCGTCAAGACTATATTGCCTTGGCGAGAACACGTCCCTCGTATGTGTGGATGCCTAACGGCACCCGGCACAAGCTAAGGATGTTCGCTCCGATGGGAGATGGTAAGACCTTCGAGGTCTTATCTCTCGTGTGTACATGCCTGACAGTAGCTGCGATCTTAATTGATCGAGGCTATGTAGTCGGGCAGCCATTATCCCTCAAGGATATCATCAGGGCAGCGAGGTGTTGTCGTGTTTATGGCGATGATATCATCGTCGCACGCCAATACGCTAGCAGTGTGATAGCAATCCTTGAGGCTCACAACCTTAAGGTCAATAGCAGTAAGTCGTTCTTACGTGGGAACTTTAGGGAATCGTGCGGTCTTGAGGTCTTAGGATCTCTTGACATCACTCCTCTAAGGGTATCGCGGGGCTTAGACGTCGAAAGTGTGACTCACGAGAATGTTTTACAACTCGTGAATCTTCACAATCGGTGTCTGGCTACTGCGTCCCGTTTGAACTATACTGTCATCGCATTAAGGGCCATAATTGATGGCTCTAGAGCCGGTCGGAAGGTAGGTCTCACCTCGCGGTGTGATCTTAATCCCTACTGTCTCTGGATTCCAGGCGGATGGATGAACCACTCCTTATCGCGAGATAAGGACGCCGTTCTTGTGCCTCTATCCAAAGTCGAAAGACCTACAGATAGTGGCCAGATCAACGGGCTCTTTCCCCATCTCACTAAGAATTACTTCTTAGAAAAGATGCGAGAGTGCCGTTACTTAACGCCTAATCTTGAGATTATTGGACTCGCGTCCCGTCGTCTCGGAAATAAGAGCGTTAGGTTTAATGATCATCTACAACGCTGGGAACTTAGATGTCTCTCACCTCGAAGCATAGAATATGCTCCAAGTTCAGACCCCTGGTGGGATATGAATATGGCCATCCGAGTTGGACCTAGTCCAGTCTCGGAGAACAACCCATGGCGATCCTGGAAGACGCAAGTCGACCAGAAGCGCACATGTGTTGGCAGCCCTATAACGTCGACACTCGTAAATGAGTGGCGCCGCAGGGCTGGCCTTAGTGAGATCTGCGTTAATGACCGTTGTACATCGGTCACTTGAG